ATTATTTAGAAACATTCTTAGAGAATACAAAAATAAAAAATTAAAAAAAGAAGAAGAGGCTCCATCAAGAATAGAGCAACTTAAAAAACGTTTAGGAGATAATAAACAATCTAGTATTAGACCGGTAGAAGAAGTACAAACAGCAGAAGTAAAAACACCACCTTTAGCTAAGACACCGATGCCTGCTAAAATAGCAACAAATACAATGCAAAAAGATCCACAAACTAACTTGACACGTACTGAAACTGCCTTACTATCTCCAACAGAAAAAGTAATTGCGGGGAGAACTTAATGGCAAAAAACGCACTACAAAAAATAGAGGATCATGAAAAGCTTTGCAGAATTATGCAAAAGCAAACTCATGACAAGATTCATAAGTTAGAAAACCAAATTAATAGAATAGAAAGCATTCTATTAGTGTCAACTGGAGCGTTGATTACCGGTATGGGATATGTTATCTTTACATTAATCTTACATTAAAAATCATGCAATTATCGAAACATTTTACCCTTGAAGAAATGACTAAGTCAATGACCGCAAAACGTAAAGGCATTGACAATACACCAGGAGCTGGTGAAATTAAAAGTTTAGGTGACTTATGTTATGAAGTTTTAGAACCCCTTCGTGCGCACTTTGATAAACCAGTTACGATTACCTCGGGCTACAGATCAGAAGCGCTGTGTGAAGCGATCGGCAGCAAAAAAACGTCGCAGCATGCAAAGGGCCAGGCGGTCGACCTAGAAATTTTTGGAGTTCCTAATATTAAGACAGCTTACTGGCTACAAAACAACGTGGATTTTGACCAGCTGATCATGGAGTACTACGATAAGGATGACCCTGCAGGTGGCTGGGTCCATGTAAGCTATCACGAATCAGACTCAAACAGAAAACAAGTATTAACTTTTGATGGTAAAAAATATACCGAAGGTTTACCTGAGATGAAATGGAAAAAAGGAATTGTTGTAGACTAACGTCTGTTTTCCGAATTCAAACAAATATTACCTGAAATACTTACTCTAGTCTTATTTGATAAATAAAAAGGATAAACTATGTGTTGTGTTTTATTAGAAAAAAACAGCATAGTGCCCTCGTGTTTAGGTGTTAAATGATACTCATAAGTAGATATTCTGCCAAAAGAATTAGTATACACAAATTGAAATGTATTAGCATTTGGTGAGTTAGATCCTTTTACAAAAGGTATATTTTTTTCTTTTTCATAATCAGATGGTATATCTAACCATATCACAAAAGAATAAATTCCACTATGATCGTGAACAGGATTAAACTCATATTTTTTTTGAAAATTAACCCAAAATCTATTCAACACATAAGAATGATTTTTTGTTAACAGGTTAGGAACAAGCGCTTCTTTGGTATAAACTTTTTCAAATTGAAGTATATGAGGTATTAAAACCTTATTAAAGAACCAATTATTTTTATCTTCTAAAAGACAAGAAGAGTTTATATTTCCAGCTAATATATCATTAACGCTCTTTTTTTTATTTTTCACATAAGTTCTGAGTTTATCTAAAACTTCTTTAGAAAGCTTTTGTTCTGTAAAACCAACGTTAGGAAATTGAAAAAATTTAGCTTCCATCTTTCCCCATTATACAAAGATTATAAGCAAAAGTCACTCTAGTCTCTTTCTTATTATGTTTATCTACGCCATGCTTAAGCTTACTGGGAAATATTAATACATCCCCTTTTTTAGCTGAATAAGAAAATCCATTCTCAAAAAATATAGGGGACCCTTTACAATCGGTGTAGTATATAACCCCCGATAAATGACCACCATGATTATGTAGATTATTTATAGAACCTTTTTCAGCATAATTTACCCACAGGTCGTAACCATCAAAATGATGCTCATTCTTACGCATTCGAACAGATCTTCTAGTTCGTTCAAAAGACAAATTTTCATATCTACATCTATAATATTCTCCTAAATAAATCAGATAAGCTTGAAAAAAAGATCCTTCTATTAAATTAAAAGGTACAGAAACCTGATACGCATTATCCCCTACGTTGTAATGTTCTAATAAACAAGAAAGTTTATGTTTTTTAATTTTATCTGTATGCTTCACACACTTTCTTAATTCTTCATAAATTAAAGAAGGGGCTTTATGCTTTAAAATGTAAGGATTTATTTCTTCAACGTTTTTATATATAGAATCTAGATCCAATCTCTAAGCTCCTCTCCTAAAACTTCAGAAGCAATATTAATTTTCTTCCGTAAAGCTTTAACAATTTTTTCATCAACTGTATCTTCCGCGATAATATCTACATAAGTTACATTCTTTTTTTGACCGATTCGGTGTGCACGATCCTCGGACTGTAATCGCTTCTCTAGGTCATATCCGTTAGAATAGTAAATTACGGTGTTTGCAGCCGTCAAAGTAATGCCATAGCCGCCTGTAGAAGGCGTTCCAACGATAAACCGGCACTTAGGGTCGTCTTGAAATTTACGTATATTATTTTGTCTTTCACTTTGAGGAGTTAACCCATAATAATCAACCACGGACCCCGGACCATAAACTTTGACAATTTCTTTAATAATATCTTTTATATCCCATTGGTAATGGGCCCATATAATAGCCTTACCTTCCATTTCAGATAATATTTCTATTAACTCATTAACCCTATTATTAGCAATTCTTTGAATAGTGCCATCATCGGCTGTAAAATGGCCACATGTAATTTGATGCAATCTCATGAGTTGAGTTAATACAGTCATAGTACTTGCAAGTTTGCCGTTTAAATGTGCAAGAGCCATCTCTTTCATCTGATTATAAATTTTTCTTTGATCAGGTGTTAAAGTAATCTGTCTTTTAGTAAAATTTTTATCAGGTAAATCAAGGCAATCTTCTTTTAAAACTCTATAAGAAAAACCTTGTAATGTTTCAGATAATTCACCAAGATTTTGAAATTTATCAACAACTTGTATAGACCTCCCATGGATATGCATAGTCTTCATTTCTGCATACCTATTTCTAAAAGCATAATAAGAAGTATAGTCCAATAACCAAGGGCTTAAAAACTCACATTGAGAATATAAGTCCAAGGGATTTTTAGTAATAGGGGATCCTGTCATTATTCTTCTATACTTAGTTCTTGTAGATAGCTTAAGAATATTTTTAGTCCTTTGAGCTTTAGGATTTTTAATAGTAGTAGATTCATCAATCGCCATTAAAGTATTATGCGAAGATATAAATTTAGCAGCAAAAGCCGTTCCCTTTTGAGTGCTGAAAGCTTCTACGTTCATAATTAAAATATGAAGCTCTTCTCCAGTATTAAATAAAGTGCCTAATTTTTTAGACTGACCTTTTGTAATATTTGCTTGCCATAAAACGGTCACATTCTCTATATGGTTAGGTAAGTGTGTGGGTAGCTCCTGTTCATGCCAAGTTTTAACAACCCCCTTAGGAGCGATAATTAAAAGTCCATTTATCTTGCCTTTATCATAAAGCATAGAAGCATTATCTATAAGTACTTTTGTTTTACCTGTACCCATTTCCATGAAATAGGCGTACGTTTCTTTATTCCATGATTTTTCTAACGCAGTTAATTGATGCGCGTAGGGCTTTGTTTTAAATTTATAATTCATAAAATTTTTACTTTCTAGTTGACAATATAATACTATAGACCTATATTGTCAAGGATGAAAGATAATAAAAAAATAGTTATTGTGGGCGCAGGTACTGCTGGCTATGTAACTGCTTTAATTTTAAAAGCAAAATTTGAAAAAACTATAGATATCACAGTTATTAAATCAAAAGATATAGGAATTGTGGGGGTAGGAGAAGGCTCTACAGAGCATTGGAAAGATTTCTTAAAGTACACTAAAATTAAACCAGAACTAATGATTAAAGAGTGTGGAGCTACTTTTAAATCAGGGATTATGTTTCAGGGCTGGGGCACTAAAAATTATCTACATAATGTTAATGCTAAATATCAATTTTATCATGGTCAAGAAAATTTAGCTTATCTTAAATTAATGATAGATGATAAACTCCTAACAAATAAAGAGAGTTTAAATAATTTTATATCAAAAGAAACGGTACCCAACCAATATCATTTTGATACTTTTAAATTAAACAAATTTTTAGAAAAAACGTCTAAGGAAAGAGACATCAATATAATTGATGATGTTATTGAAAAAGTCGTAATAAGCACTAAAGGAATAACTTCTATACAAAGTAAAGATAAAAAATATACAGCAGATTTATTTATAGATTGTACAGGGTTTAAAAAGGTTTTAATAAAAGGCCTTAGAGCTAAATGGAAATCTTATAAAAAATATTTAAAAGTAAATTCAGCATTTACTTTTCAAACTCCTGATGAAGAAAATTATAATTTATGGACCCTAGCCAAGGCAATGAAATTTGGTTGGAGATTTAAAATTCCAGTGCAAGGGCGTCATGGAAATGGTTATATATTTTGTGATAAATACACTAATACCGAAAAGGGTAAACTAGAAGTAGAAAAAGAATTAGGCCATAAAATTACTATAGGTAAAGAGTTTAAATTTGATCCTGGTCGCTTAGAGAAAGTGTGGATTAAAAATTGTGTAGCTATAGGATTATCAGCTAACTTTGTAGAGCCTTTAGAGGCGACTTCTATTGGGACATCCATTAATCAGGCTTTTTTATTGATCCATAATTTATCTAATGTCAATCAATATGTTAGAGATCAATATAATAAACAAGTAGCGGGCATCATGGATAATATTAGAGATTTTATTTATTTACATTACTTAAGCTGGAACAGACATAATTGGTTTTGGAAAAATTTTACTTATCAGAATGCCCCTCCTTCTCTTACTAAATTGTTAAATTTATGGCGTAGAAGGCTGCCTATAGAAGATGATATAGGGGGCTCTCATTATAAGTTATTTTATGCAAGGAATTTTAGTCATGTTTTATATGGAATTGACTTCTTTTATAAAGAGTCCCTGCTTAAACAGTATGAAGATCTTCCATTTGCACCAAAAAATGCTACAGAAGACTATTTAAAAAAGATAGGTAGTTCTAAATATGACTACGTTACTCATAAGCAATACATAGAACAAATTAAAGACTTGATATAAAATTAAAAGTATATATAAGAAAGATATGAAAGTAATAAACAACGCAAGTTTAAATAAAAGAGATACTATGGTTTATGTTATCCAAGAAATTGCTGGAACCAGAGCGGGCAACCCTAAAATAAATATTATGGGGGCTTCGCAATATGGAGATTTTAAATTCTTACTTCCAGAATTTTCTCAGATGATTTTTTCACCTGGCCCTCTTATTTATAAATTAAGACAAGGTTTAAAAGATTTTAAATCTCACGATTATTTATTACTTACAGGCGATCCTGCAATAATAGGTGTTGCATGCTCTATTGTTTCTGACATGACGAGCGGTACATACAATTTATTAAAGTGGGATAAACAAGAAAGAAGATACTATCCACTACAAATTAACTTATATGAGAAAGGAAAAATAGATGAATAATATTGATTTTGAAAAAGATCAACAAGATGCAATGAAAAAGACTGACAACATTCAGTCTCTTGCAGATCAAGTTGAAAGACTAGAGGGGGTTGCTTCAAATATAGAAGCAGCAGAGGAGAGAATAAAAGATTTAAAAAAGAAACGAGACTACATATCAGGTGAAGTAATACCTACTATGATGTCAGAAATGGGACTTGCAGAATTAAAACTGCACGATGGATCTCATTTAAAAGTTTCAACGTCGTATCGTGCTACCATAACGGAAGCAAATAAAGAAGCGGCGTTTAACTGGCTTCGTAACAATGGACTAGGAGATATCATTAAAAACGAGATCTCGGTGTCTTTTGGTCGTAACGAGGATAACAAGGCAGCAACTTATGCTGAACTTGCGAAGGGTCAAGGGTTTCAACCGACACAAAAGATGAAGGTTGAGCCTATGACTCTGAAAGCGTTAGTCCGTGAGCGTATAGAGGCAGGTCAAGAAATGCCAACGGAAATCTTCGGGGTATTCTCGGAGAATAAGACTACAATAAAAAGGAGCAAATAAACATGAACCAAGTAGCAACAAAAAAAGAAGGAGCATTAGCAACAAATGTATTTGAAGCTGATGCTGATAAAGGCACTCAAAACATTTCGCAAGAAGATCTTGCGTTACCGTTCTTAAAAGTTTTGGGACAACTATCTCCAGAGGTAAACAAAAGAGATGGTAAATATGTCGAGGGCGCAGAACCTGGCAAGATAATAAACACTGTTTCTAATGAACTGTATGACAGTATAAAAGTCGTACCTGTTTTTTATAAGAGACAGTACGTTGAATGGCAAGACAGAGGTACCAGCACTGGTGCACCTGCTGCTATCCACGAAGCTAATAGCGATATCATTAGTCAAGCGACTAGGGATAAGTCTTTCAAAGATAGATTACCTAATGGTAACTATTTAGAAAACACAGCTAATCACTTTGTGGTTCTTCTAGGAGACAGTCCATCCACAGCTTTGATTTCTATGAAAGCTACTCAATTAAAAGTGAGTAGAAAATGGAACTCAATGATGATGGGGATTAAAATGCAGGGTAAAAATGGACTTTTTACTCCGCCAACTTACAGCCACATTTATAATCTAAAAACTGTGCAAATGTCGAATGACAAAGGCACATGGTTTGGATGGGATGTTAGTAAAGAGGGACCAGTGTCAGATAGAGGGATATATGACATTGCAAAAAACTTTGCTGATCGTGTAGGTAAAGGTGAAGTACAAGCTAAACCAGAAACTCAAGAAGAAACAAAAAGAACTTTAAATCTATAAAAAGTTCCTGCGGGAGTGGGCGGTAAAGCGAGAGTGGACCCGCCCACTAACTATTTGTTATGATTGAGAAAAAAGAAAAATATTCTGGACCTGTTACTTATGAAGATTGGATTGATCTAGGTCGTATTATTATACCATGTTTAAGGGGGAAGCCTGTCGTTAAACGTTGGTCAGACCCAAGTTTTAAAGTAACGAAAGAAGAATGGAAAAAGAATTATTTACACTGCGAAATAGCATTAAGATTAGATCGAGATGTAGATCTTGATATTGATAATGAATTAGTAAAAAGATTTGTAGATCGTTATGTAAAATCCTGTAGCGCTGTATCAGGAAGAGCAGGAAATCCTGAGAGCCACTATTGGTGGAAAGATGAAATAGAATTTACACAATATAAACTTCCAGCAGAACTAAAAGAAAAATTTAAAAATTTACCTCATGGATCAATGCTTTGTGAGTTAAGACATGGTCACGATAGATATACAATAGTCCCCGCATCCAAGCATAGTAAAGCAGATGAAAACGTAAGATGGGAGAGATATGCCGGTTTAAACGGCTATACAGGGGATTTAAGAGAGGATGTAGGAAAAGTGGCACTCTCTACCGCACTTTGCATTCTTTATGGTCCTCAGGGACAAAGAGACATTTATTGCACAGCAATAGCTGGAGTTTTGCTTAAACATACAAAATGGGAAATAGATGAGATCGATGATTTTGTTTATAATATAGCAATTGGTGCAAATGATGAGGAAGCATTAAAGAGAAGATCCAAAGGGTCTAGCGGACAAAATGCTAACAAAAAATTAGGATTACCTAAACTCGCTGAAATAATAGGATGCTCCCCGAGAGGTGTTGCAGAATTATTTAGTTGGGTAGGTATAAAATATGCTGCAGGAAAAGAAATTGCACAAGAATCAATTGGAGACATAATTGAATACGGAAGTGATAGATACATAGTTAAAGTAAATACTTTTGTAGAAGGTGAGATAAAAGAAAAAGAAATCATTGTTGACGGACCAACGCTCACGAAACAGCAAATGTTTTATGATGAAATAATTAGACAGGCTTCTCTTTGGGTTCCAAAGATGAAACCAAAAGATTTTGAAACAATCATGAGACAAAAGTATATGAGTAGAAAAAGAGCAGGTGATTATGTAGCAGAAGCGGAAGAAGACTATAGATTTAAAAAATATTTTTCAAACTATTTAAATAAGCAGGGAGTTTATATGGATAAGTCAAATCTAGCTGTTTATAAATTACCTTACTTTAATGATAAGAATAATTCTTTAGAGTTTAACTTAGATCATTTTGAAGACGAATTAGAGAAGAATAGAATTAACTTTAAAAGAGTAGATCTTGTAATGAAGGTTCAAAGAATTTTGAAAGCTAAAAAATATAGAGGGAAACATGAAGAAAAATCATGTGTTTCTTGGAAGATAGATGGTCAAGAAGTAGATAAAGGAGCTCTTTTAATAGAAGGAGAATACGTTGAAATAACTGGGGAGATAAAAAATGAATCCTAAATTTATATCAGGACCTCCAGGTACAGGTAAAACTCATAGATGGTTAAGAGAAAAATATGCAGAACTTTTAAAAAAGTTTCCCTGGAATAGAATCGTTGTTCTTTCACACACTAACATAGCTGCAGCAGAAATAATAGAAGCAGTTAAAAAATTACCAGAACTTCAAGATGTTTCAAAAGAAGATTTAGAAGAACAAATTTGTACAATTCACAGTTACTGTAGGGGTTTATATGTACATGTAACAAAGTTTGATAAAGAAGACCATCGTTCCCTTTTAATGAGCCAACCTTTAATGCAAAGATGGAAAAAGAAATCATGGGACAAACATCCACTTTATGAATTTACATCACAAGCACATGGAAAAGAAATGTCCTTTGATGATTATTGGAAAGTATGTGACCCTGACTCTTTCAAACCATACAATTTATCCATGTTAAAACATTTAAAAGACGCTTATGATAAGCACAGAATTGATCCTGAAACAGGTAAAATTTTAAAATTATCTTTTGAAGATATGATAGATAATTTTTTATTTCTGGCAAAAGAGCCTGAAGACATAGATGCATTAATAGTTGACGAAGCCCAAGACTGTAACAAACCTCAGATAAAAGCTCTTCATAAAATGGCTACTAATGTTAAAGATAATAATTATTATTTTGTAGGAGATGCGGATCAAACTATATTTGAATATTCCGGATCTGATCCTGCTTACTTTCACACTTTATCAAAAGACGCAGAAGAATTAGAAGAAGGTCTAAGATGTGGGGAAACTATAAATAAAATATGTAAAAATATTATCGCTCCTATTTGGAAACATTATAACTACAACCGAGTATGGAAACCAGTTGAAGGAATAGTTGGAAAATCTTATTGGATGCCAAGCTTTAGTAAAGACTCTAATGCAGCAGAAGTACTTTTAAATAGAATACAAAACACGGAGGAGACTTTCTTATTTACTTTTAGAGGAAAACCTTCTGATGATCATATCAAAAATTTTTTCTATAGACACGGTATAGATTTTGCACAAGTGGGGAATAGTCCTCATATTTCTAGAAAAGTGTTTAGATGTTTTAAAACATGGGATAAATTTTTAAATGATAAAGTTTCTTTGCAACAAATTAAAGAATATTGGCCTTTAATGGGAGTTAGAGGCGAGAAGGGCGTTAAGGTAAATAAAATGGGAGAGGTAAAAAGCTTAGCTGATTTAATTAACAAAGAATATAATGTAGAAGATATAATAAGCAAAGGACTACTAAAGCCAGAAGTTAAAGGCTTAAAGAAATTCGAACAAGTTTTAACTGATCCAGATGTTACTGCAAAAGTACCTCTTATTAAAAAAATATTAATTAATGGCACAAATGTTGAAAAAGCTCCTAGAGTTGAATATGGAAATATACATCAAATAAAAGGTCTTACTAGAGACAACTCGATTGTTGATTTAACTATAACAAGAGAAGAACAACATTTTTTTGAAGGACTTAGATTAGCGTATGTTGCATACAGTAGGGCCCGTATCAATTGCTGGACTGTGGCTTCTAGAATGCCTAGATTATCTTTAGGAAGAATTGAAAATAGGAAAGGAATTTTAGAATTAAATAAATGAGCGAAGAAGAATGGTACAGATTTATAATGAGAATGGAAAGAGAAGTTTATGGAGAAGATGATGATTAAAAAATATAATGATTTTTTTGAAATAGATAAAACAGAATCTATACACCGTTTTGTATTAGAGTCTTATTATAAAATAGGTTGGACAGACACTGACGAACCAAGACATAAAGCTTACCCAAATTTACACAGCGTGTATAGCCCTCAAGACTTAGAAAAAATAAAAATTTTAGATCCAATCTTAAAAGTACTTAATAAAAGTAAAAAACACTATGATAGTTGTGTAGTTAATTTAATTAAACCTTTAGATATTAATTTTATACATACTCACTCTAATCAAACAGTAGCTTTATATTATGTAAATTTAACATGGGACCCAGAATGGGGAGGAGAAACTTTGTTTTACGGAAAAGATAAAAAAACAATTAAGTTAGCTAACCCGTACACTCCAAATCAATTACTGGTCTTTAAGGGTTCAATCCCTCACACTATTAAATCTCAAAATTTGATAGGACCTTCCTATCGTTTTACAATAAGTTTATTTTTTAATAATGACTGATAAAATATATAAAAAGCAGGTAGGCGGTGATCACTATAAATCCATGGTCATTCAGCCTTCAGAATTTATTAACAGAAATAATATTCCATTCGCCGAGGGCAATGCAATAAAATATTTATGCAGGCACAAACAGAAAAATCAGAAAGAAGATTTATTAAAAGCAAAACATTATATTGACATGGCTATTGATAGAGACTATCCTGAAGAAGTGAAAGCAGAAATAAAAAAGAAATCAAACTCATGGGGGATTATTAAATAATGTGTAAAAGTCCAGAAGATTTAGATTTGGAAAATATTAATACAGTTGCTGTCGACATAGAAACTTATGATCCAAATTTAAAAACAAAAGGTTTAGGAGCAGTAAGAAAAGATGGTTTTATTTGTGGTATAGCTGTCGCAACTGGAAAAGAGACTTGTTATTTTCCTTTAAAACATTCAGATAATGATAACTTAAATACAGAAAAGACCTGGAAAACTTTGAATGAATTAATTTTTCAAAACGAAAAGATTACAAAAGTATTTCACAACGCAATGTACGACGTATGCTGGATAAGATCTATCACAGGTCAAATGATTAAAGGCAGGATAGTTGATACTATGATTGCAGCTTCCGTTATTGATGAAAACAGATTTAGATATTCTTTGGACGCTTTAAGTAAAGACTACTTAAAAGATTCAAAATATAAATACGATCTACAACAAAAAACATTAGAATGGTCTGGAGGTATGGTGAAAGACCCTATGTCTAATATGCATAAACTTCCTACACACATAGTTGAAGAGTATGCTAAGCAAGACGTTGATTTAACACTAAGACTGTGGAAGCTTTTTGATAAAAAACTGGACGAAGTATTATACACAAAACCAGAGACAAATGAAAATAAAACTTGTAGAAAAATATTCGAATTAGAAACAAAATTATTTCCTTGTTTAGTTGAAATGAAATTTAAAGGAGTTAAAATAGATGTCCAAAAAGCTAAGGCATTTGGAGAACATTTAAGAAAAAGAAAGAAGCAAGTAGTAGACGCAATAAAAAATAGAACTGGTATTAAAGTAGATATTTGGGCCGCATCTTCAATTAAAGACCTTTTAGATAAACTTAATATAGAGGATTATGAAATGACACCCAAGTCTAAGATGCCCAAGCTTTCAAAAGATTATTTAAAGACTCACTCTAACAAGTGTTTAAGAATGATTGCATGGATTAGGGAATATGACAAAGCAGCTAATACTTTTGTTGATGGCTTATTGGAGTTTGTTCACGAAGGAAGAATACACGCAGACATTAACCAAATAAGATCTGGAGATAAAGGAACAGTAACTGGAAGATTTTCAATGAGTAATCCAAACTTACAACAGATTCCTGCCAAAGGTTTTATTGGTAAGAAAATGAGAGAACTATTTTTACCTGAAGAAAATAAAGAATGGGGGAGCTTTGACTATTCACAACAAGAGCCTCGTATAGTTGTTCATTATGCTTTAAAATTAGGATTGCCGGGAACAAATGATTTAGAGGAGGAGTTTAATAAAAAAGATGCGGACTTCCATCAGATTGTTGCAGATATGGCAAAAATTTCCAGAACACAGGCCAAGACAATTAACCTTGGGCTTTTCTATGGTATGGGCAAATTAAAATTACAAAAAGAATTGGGACTAGAGAGACAGAAAGCTAATGAATTATTTGCTGATTATCATAAAAAAGTCCCTTTTGTTAAAATATTATCACAGGATTTGGTAAGTTTTGCTAAAGATAATAGACTTTTATTTACGTTATATGACAGATTCTGTAGATTTAATATGTTTGAGACTACCAATAGAAGATGGAACCCAAAAATAAATAGATTTGATGAAGTCCCACTTCTTTCTGAAGCAGACGCTTTAAGAGAGTTTGAGATTGAATACCGTAAAGTCGCTAAGAAGGTAGAAGAAGATTTTATAAAATATTTTAAAAATTACTACGTACCTGCTTTTACATACAAGGCATTAAACAGATTAATACAAGGATCAGCTGCTGATATGACAAAAAAAGCTATGGTTGATCTTTATGAAAAGGGGATTATTCCACACATACAAATTCATGACGAATTATGTATTTCTGTTGCAAATAATTATGAAGCTAATATAATTCAAAATGCTATGGAGGAAGCTATACCTTTGGAGATAAAAAATAAAGTTAACTGCAAAAAAGGTATAAACTGGGGAAGTATAAAATGATAAATTATGGCTTATTTAAATGCAAACATACCAGTAACTTACGCACAAATAAGAAGGGAGTATTTGTATGATCTCAAAAAACACCATGGCGAAGCTGAGGATTGTATTATTTTCGGTTTGGCATCGATTACAGGCCGTCCCATATTGTTTCATGCTATTATGGAGAACGGTGCAATTTTTTATCGCTTACCGATTAGCGCTTTTATTCAACGCGGTTTCGAAGTCCAAGAAGTACCACGAAGACGACTTGATGAATTGGAGTTATGGAATTGTTTTTCTTATTATCCTGCTGTTACTAGCTATGATATTCTAGACGGACAATCTGGAAAATATTTTGGTAAAGATAAGAAAACTCATGCAGGTGCTTATCTTTTTACTGTTGACTGGGCTCACCCAGAGAGTAATATAGTAGATACGGATCATTCCGAAATACCGCATGAACATAAGTGCGCACACATACTTGCGTTAGATGACGGCAACTATGCAGCACAACCTAATAATAGATTAATATGGGATATCCCATCATTTACAGTTAGAGACGATATACCTGACTGGAAAGTGCAAACTTCTGAGTGGAATGTAGAAGACACTCGTAAATGGAGAACGGAAAATACCGATAACTTCTTCTACGAAATTGAGGAAAAGAAAAATGATTAAAAAAATAATACAATGGGCTTGGAAAACTATATGCTGGCCTTTTAAAAAACTTTGTGACTGGTTAAAAAGCTGTTTACCATCTGGTAAAGAATAATGACCAAGTGCAAGACGTGTCACCATAATTGTCATTGCGATGGAGAGTTCCACGCAGATGAATACGGTGTATGCACCTGTGATAATTGTGCTTGCAGTAGTAAAAGAACTTATAAAAAACGAAAAGAACATGCAACAGACATGTCTTTTGAAAATGAAGTAAAATATGATTGAAAAATTAATGACAATGTTGGTAGGAATCTTGTTGGCGTTAGCCGGCTGGAGTCTATCTAGAACTTTTGAGCTTTCAACTATCCAGGCAGTACATGAAGATAAAGTACAAAGAATTCAAGCACAAGTTTTAAAACTAGAAGATCAGGTTGATAGGATGATGGATTCTGATGAAGAAATCATGGACCAACATAAAAAATTATTCGAGAAACTTGAATCAGGAAACACGGGGTATAGTTATAACTAATGGCACTTAAAATTTCAGAAGAAGCAGCAGTACAAATGCCGATGAAAACGGTTGCCAGTTTGATTTGTATGGTCGCGATCGGCACCTGGGCTTACTTCGGTATTATAGAAACTCAAAATAAACTTTCAACACAAGTAGAGTTAATGACGAAAGACTTAACTGAGAATACAGAATTTAGAATCAAGTGGCCTCGGGGTCA